TTTTTATTTCTTTTTATTTTATATAACCCCAATTCAACATACAACCTCTCGGGTTTCCCAAGCCTTTGAGTTTAATTGACTAAATTTTTATTTAATTACTAGGTGCGGTGACAACAAACAACATGCAATACTCTCTTTGGTTGAGGCTACCTTTGTCTATAACGGTGACAATATCCGTCCTGCGCAGCAGGTGCATAACTAAACTGTTATAGGCGCTACAGCTATATTAACAGCTGTTACTGTGCCGTTAGTTCCTGAGAATACTAGAGTCTGTCCTTGAGCAACAGTGTATATCATCGTGGTTTGCCAATACGTACCTGAACCAGCCGTCTCTCCAGTAACCACAGTACCAGTGCCCCCATTAACAGTGAGGGCTGTGTTGGTACCAGTTGCAGCCAAATAAATGGCATAGGTACCAGACACCTGGAATGTTATTGTGTTACCGGACCAGCTACATGGTAATGCCCCTGTGTAGCTGGTGGGCGGATATGTCCCAAATAAGGCACTCGTTGTTGGGCTGGTGGCAGAAGCATAAAAACCCACAGGGTAGTTTGCTTCGCTAGGGTCCTTAAGAGTAATGTCATACTCGACCCACAAATCTCCACTCAGACTATTGGTCCCATTCAGCCCTGACACAGCTATGTAGAACGTGGCTGGGTCATATGTCTTAAGATCGGCGGTTCCTATACCACCGGTCCTGATCCATAAATCCCCCAACAACTCACTCGTTCTAAATACACAGCAAGCATCAAGCCATGGGACGGTTTTAACCGCCCCAGTATACGCCATCATGGCGACCTTGGTCACGGGAGCAGCATCCAACGCATTATAATCGAAAGTCATCATTAATGATCCCGTAGCCGCTGTTGAAGACTCGGTCTCAAAATAAAACTTCAACTTATGAATGCGGTATTTATCGTACCGCTGTGCAATACCACTCAAGAAAGGGAAGGTAGCCACCAGCCCAGGATTGATATTAACAGTCTTGAGTATAGCAAAAGCTGAACTTGAACTGCTAAGCTCACCCAGACATTCCCTATGAGCAACACGAATACTTCCATCTTTGGAGTACGATGTGCTAGGGCCCTGGTTGGCTATCACCGTTGCCTTAGCAACAGGGGCCTCCTTAGTCTTCTGGACTGCCTCTTTCCGAGTCCTCATCCTCGGTTCCTTCCCTTTCTTTTCACTTTTAGCCTTAGCAATATATTGCTCGGCTTTTCTCAAATCTTTCTTCTCTCTTCTATTCATCGAAGCAACAAATCTCTTATCGTAATCTATTCCTCGGTGTTCCTCGTATATTAATGGCTCTCTCTTTTCTTCGGCCACCGTAGTGGCTCCTACTCTCAACCTAGGTTTTCGCTGAGGCAAAGGTTCCCACTCGCTAGATAACTCCTTATAATGAGGAGCTGCTCTTGCCAGTGGATCTAGCCTAACATTCATCATCTCGTCCCCGCGGAACCTAGGTTCCCCAAACTGTATGTGGTTAAAAACACCCCTTACTAATCTGGATGATATTCCCGGGATTCTTTCCAAATCCTCAACAAAATCCTTATTAGCTTTACGAGGTGAAACACCACTAGCAAGCTGAGAATCGTGATGCTTACAAGCTCTATCCCAGGCGTCGATTGCTGGTTTACCGCCATTAATTACTGATCTCTGAAACTTTCCGTCACTCCAATAAGCGCCACAGTAGTTTCCATGTGTTATTGGGTACATTTTCTCTCTCTTTTTACCCAGCCAGAATTCTGGCTACACATAGACCTGGTAAGGTTCAACGATGATAGGCCCATGCCCCTTATCTTCGTCAACCACACCCTCCCTAACTTCCCAAGATTCGTACACATGGGTAGCAAAGAGCCTCTCAAGCTCAATTTGATCGTTAGGAGTTATGCCGAACGCTCTGGCCATACTTTCCCTGGCAGCGTCCGATACCTGCCTGGTGCCTGTTGATGCCGGTAGTTCCCAATATGAATGATTCTTCATTCTAACGGCATTTAAAACTTTATGGGAACACCGTTTTCCATTGCGTTTACACCACAAAGCGAACTCTTGCATTATAGGTATGCCAGAATGTAGACTTAATTCACATTCCCCTACGGCATACATAACCTGCAATGCTTGGGGCAAATTGCCCATAGAGCTATTACTCATCAGAGCACGCTGAATGGCTCTTCTGGGATTTCTGACCATGACAAACTTTCCAGGGACTACCTCAATAGGATGGCATTGACAAAATTCAACATCACTAAGCTCGTAAACAGGATCCTCAATTTTCATATCAAACCCTGCATTACGTGCTACTGAAGCAAACCTGTCAGCCAAACCCTCCATTTCATCCCTCTCCACGAAGATGAGGCCATCATCGCCATCACACAGCCAATCAGCCATTGTTATGCGACCTAAGTCCATCTCCTGTTTAAGGAACATAGCAACCAATAAACAAGTTATTATGCTATTCCCCAATCCTGTGTCTTGATCCCCACTAGCTCTTCCACCACTAGCTTCGTAATATATCCCATTATGTGTCCATCCACGATTAGCCAACTGAACGTCGAACAACCTCTTCAACTCAGGATCATTTCCAAATAACTTCATGTAGATGCTATGGCAAACTGCCAACCATGGTATTGACACCGACTGGTCAAATCGGCTGGCGTCAACGCCAAGCACTACAACATTCCTGAACCTGGACACTTTCTCCGCAATAAGCCTACCCCTCTGGACATTGTTCAATCCTTTTGCTATTACCCTTCCATAAGTTTGGAACCCAAAAGCGGAGGCAAAATCATAAGCCACAATAAACTTCTCTATTGGTTTTATAAATCTTCCATATTCCACATTAAACTCGGGTTTCCTAAACTGGATGGGCCGCGGATCGGCACTACCTTTAACAACTCCATCAATAGGTTCCACTTTTATCATCAACTCTATTGCACCATACTTATCCAAAAACCCATACATGTCCAAATTGGTTTTAGCTTTTTCATATCTCCTTTTCTTTGAGGGGTCACGGACAGAATCAACATAGGCTCGTCGACTCAACTTCACTAGACAGATTCCTTCCAATCCCCTCATAACACACTTCATGGCCCTGCCTATGAACAACTCTCCTAGGAGTGTTACCTCATATTTGGGGTTCATGACCCTGTTATGTAAAGCTACCAATTCGTTATGACAGCATGGTTTATGCGCATAAGGAACAGAGACTCCCAGAACTTCATCCACTGTTCTGGGTTTTGTGAGACATTTAAACCGATGTCTCTCCGGTACACAGCTTGAGTCATCTCCCACACCCTGGATGTGTCGTGGCGCCGTTATTGGTTTCAAGTCTCTTTTACGAGCGCACACGGTTGGGAATGACACCAAGCCTCCTCAGGCCTCACGGCCTGGCTGGATGGGATTGACACGAATGTCCTCTCCCAACCAGTAATTGGCCTTTACGGCCGTGATGCGTTGCCAGTACTGCACTTCTTCCTCATTCAACGCATCTTTACCCAATCTGCGAACCTCATCCGACCGCAAAATATCTTCTTCCTCATCAAGCCCTTGCCGAAGGGCTATACTCGAACGGATGATTTGGTAGCAAATGCTCAGATGATCCTGAACATTAGTGTTCCGCAATATTGGGATATCTATCGCATTCCTCATGCAATATTCATAGAGAGCTCCAGAAGATGTTCGCAAAGACATGTATAACTCCTCCAAATACTCAGAAAAGTCCTCCTTCCGAACTGTCCCATCCCTAACAGATTTCTCAGCTTCCTTCCTTGCGAATTCCGCCAAAGTCTGACACCCACTATACCATCTGGACAAACGTCCCATACAAGCCTTATAATAATGCCTGTCAAGTGGGTGCTCTCCAAGCTCTACCAACAGCTTGAAGCTAAAAGGGTGGTCCATCAACTCTGGTTGCGAATACTTGGCATTGAATTTCTTTATGTGCCGTTTAACATTGCGTTTCACGGCAACACCACTATCAACACTTCGATTCTTAACCGCAGTCTTAACCTCACTCTCCAAATCTCCAAGGTCCTCTCCCAGGCTACTGCCCTGGCAAGTGGCAGCTCGCCAAAGCGATCCAGCCCAGACCTTGAAGCTCCTCCACCTCCCTGCTCTAACTGGTTCATCCAAGTTAGAGCTCCAAACGCCCTTTCCCCGAAGATCACGAACATCGTGAGCTCGAGAGTCACTTCCATCGTCATCCATCCTCCTAACAACTCTGTAAACCGAGTAAATAGCAACACAACTGATTGACGCCACCAACAAGCGGGAACTTGTGGTAGTCATCCGGAAATTAAGGCGCTCCATACAACGAGTGGCACTTAGACACACCCGAGGACACTGTTACAATTAGTTAATTAAATCAAATCGCATACACG